AAGCCAATCTGTTGATTATGAATTATTTTCTTATGAGTGTTTAAAAAAACCTGCTGGTGTTGGAGAAATCTTAGGATTGATGATGAGACGTTTGTTGGATGCAAATGACCTTGAAGAAGAGCTTGATCATTACAAATCAGTTACAAAAGAAGCTAAACGAGTTTTAGCGACTCCGATTGCAAAAGTAGCTTAGACTTAAAACATCTTCCCTCCCCGTTCTCAAAATGGGGAGGTGGTTTAAAGATCAAGTTTTGAATGGGAGCCCAGACGCACTAAAATCAATCGATCTTGACCAATCAAGCGATAAATCAATACTAAGTCAGGTCGAATATGGCAATCTCGATAATTGCTCCAATTCCCAATCAATGCATGGTCATGATATCGAAGTTCTAAAGGTTGATCATTTGCTAATGCTGCAATGATTTGGCGCAAATCAGTATCTAAAAGATGCCGATACCGTCCTTTCATTTCACGCTTGAAATCACGTTTGAAGATAGTGGTACGTTCAATCGTCCGCATAGAGATCATCAAATAATTCGTCTACGGAATGAAACTTTTTTAAGTTACCTTCCTCTAGTTCTGCAAAAGCCGCTATAGTTTCCGCATTAGGTTGAAACAAGAAGGACGGAATAGCTTTATCTTGTGCAATACGCGTCATCAACACTCTCACAACATCACTTACTGATAAACCTGAAGCTTGAATAACTTGATTAGCGATATTTTGAATTTCTTCTGGTACACGCGCTTGAACCATACGACTGGCAGCCATAATGACTTCTCCTCTTGTAACTGTATTTCAATGTAATACAATTGAAGTTTAATTTCAACTGTAAAGCACATTTTTTAGAGTGGCGAGATCGTTTGGCTTAACAACCACTTGCTTTTTTTAAGACTTCACCCATACGTGTTCGCCAGTCTTTTCCTTGTTTTTTAAAAGAAGCAATAACGTTTTGGTCAAGGCGTAGAGTAACCGCTTGTTTAGGAGATTCAACGGGTGGACGCCCACGTTTACGGCGTTCTTCTGTTACATACTTAAAAAAGGAGGCTGGTAAAACGTCTTTAGCTGGCTTTAAGCGTGCAAGTTCTTCATCTGTTAGTGGTGGGGAATCCACAGCGTCCCAATCTTCTTTTGTGTAGCCACATCCTGTTTCAAAGGTTTTTTTGATAGTCATTGAAAACCTCTCTTTCTTTTTTATTCGCTTGACGAAAACTGATAATGGATATCGCTTCATTGCCAAGCTTTGCAAAAACAATAACTGTTGTGCCATCAGCAAAATGTCCAATAGCCTTCATGCGGTTTGAATGTGTTGCATCAATAAGAGCATGTTCCCAGTCAAAGTAAATAACATCAGCAAAATCAAGCTTATGTTTATTAATGTTTAAAGCTCTTTTTGGTTCATCCCACACTATCTTCATATATTTTATGTACACGAAAAATAAAACCTTGTCAATAATTAAAGTGTACAATAATTCGTATATACCATTCAAAATGGAGCAACTATGAATAAGAAACATCGTGAGGGCATATCGGTTCGTGCGTTTGCGAAGAAGATGGGTGTTTCACATAATGCGGTTATTTCTCGATTTAAGACAGGCAAATTTGATAAGGCTCTTTTTGAAGATGGTTCTGTCAATGAAGCCCTTGCCACAAGCATCTGGAATGAGAATCCAACAAAGCGCCCTGCCCCACTTTTAGCACCGGATGGACAACGGCGGACAAAGATCAAACAAGCCTCCACAGATGGTGCCAATGAATACAAGATAAAACTGGAGAGAATGCAAGTTGCGCTTGAAAGCGAAAAGATTGCCCTTGAACGACTACGCGAAACAACCGTTGATCGAGAAGAAATGAAAAAGGCGGCACGTGAGTTTGGAAGAGCACACCGTGATGCCATGTTGAATTTTCCACATCGTTTCGGGGCAAGCATTGCCGCACAAGTTGGATGTGATGCGGCCAGCCTTATTGGTGCCATTGATTATACTATGAGAACCGCTTTGCTTGAGGCGGTTACCATTCCCGTGCCTTTTCATGACCCTCATTCTCCAGAGTTAGAGAGCTTGCAAGAAACGAATAATGGATGACAATGCCGTCGAAGAATTTTTCGCTAATGCCAATGATGCACGACAACCAGACCCACCGTACAGGGTTTCGCAATGGGCGGACAAGAATAGATACCTTAGCACCGTAGCAAGTGCTGAGCCTGGGCTTTGGAGAACAAAGCGCACCCCTTATTTGCGCGAAATCATGGATAACCTTTCCTCTTACAAACCTATAGAGACAACCATTGTCATGAAAGGGGCGCAAGTTGGCATGTCTGAAGCAGGATTGAACTTCTGCGGTTATGCCATTCATTATAGTCCGGGACCTGCCCTTTATGTGATGCCAACGGTTGAGACAGCGAAGAAGCTTTCAAAAACCCGTCTTGACCCAATGATTATGGCAAGTCCTGCTTTAAGCGAACGCATTGCCCCAGCGCGGGCACGCGACAGCGGTAATACAATGTTTTCGAAAGAGTTTGATGGTGGTGCATTGATGCTTACAGGAGCAAACAGTGCTGCTGGTTTGCGTTCCATGCCTATTCGTTATCTGATTTTAGATGAGGTGGATGCCTATCCTCTCAGTGTGGATAACGAAGGTGATCCGGTAATGATTGCCGAAAAGCGGACCTCGACCTTTGTACAGAGAAAGATTTTTAAATTGTCCACGCCAACCCACCGTGACACAAGCCGTATCGCCAAGGATTTCGTGCTTGGAGATCAGAGATATTACAATGTTCCTTGTGACGCGTGTGGTGTTCTACAGCCCATTGTCTGGTCGCAAATCAAGTGGCCGAAAGGCGCCCCTGAAAAAGCTGTGTTTGTTTGTGCGCATTGTGGTCATGAACATGCCGAGCACAGAAAAACAGATCTCATGTGTGAAGAAAGAGGAGCATGTTGGGTACCAACCAGTGAGTCAAGTAGACCGAACTTGCGTTCTTATCATATTTCGGCACTTTATTCGCCTTGGCTTACTTGGGGGGAGTGCGCAAGAGAGTTTTTAGATGCCAAGGATGATCCGGCGCTTTTACAGCCTTTTGTCAACACAGTGCTTGGAGAGCCATGGGAGGATAGAACAGGCGAAGTTGTTGACCCTGATAGCCTCTATGCAAAACGTGAAGATTATCCCCTTGCACCAGAACAAGCCGTGTTGTTGACAGCGGGCATTGATGTGCAAAATGACCGCTTAGAACTTGAAGTGGTGGGATGGGGACGCAGTGAAGAAAGCTGGCATATCGATTATCAGGTCATCCTTGGTGATCCCTCTTCTTTTGAAGTATGGGACCAATTGGATGAATATCTTACAAGACGCTGGCCACATCTAGGTTACAAAGACGGCATCAAGATAACGGCTGCCTGTATTGATACCGGTGGTGGACACACACAAGCGGTTTATAATTACGTACGCCCCCGTGAAGAGCGGCGTATCTGGGGGATTAAGGGACAAGCGGGATGGCGTGCGGTATGGCCACGCCGCCCAAGTAGAAACAACAAAGGACAGATCAATCTCTATATTGTTGGTGTTGACGCAGCAAAAGATATTATCACGGCACGGTTTAAAAAATCCGGTCCTGAAGCATCAGGTGCTGGTGCAACACACTTTCACAAAAACCTTGATCGGGAATATTTTGATCAGCTAACCGCTGAAAGAAAAGTGATCAAATATTTTAAAGGCTTCAAGCGTATCGAATGGCAAAAAAGCGAAAAGGCAAGAAACGAGGCTTTGGATTGTAGGGTCTATGCTTATGCAGCTTTACAAGGTCTGATTTCGGCGGGAATAAACCTTAATCGAGAAGTCGATATCTTAGAAGAGCGCCTGGAAAAACTTAAAGTTGAAGGCTCTTTAGAGCAGCCAACATCAGAACGTTCCCGCTCTCCTGCTCCAAGAAGATCTCAGACAGCACAGCCTCAAAAAAAGCCATTCAGAACAATAATAAATCCTTATATGCGAGGGGATTGGAGGTAATTTGTGGGTGAAACTTTAGGACAATTTAACAGCAAAGTTGAGAGACTTGAAAATTTAAAAAGGCGGCGTGAGCAAATTGAAGAAGCTCTTTATTCGGGAGCACAATCGGTGCGCCATGGCGATAAGCAAGTAAGCAACCGTTCTGTTGAGGAACTGCGCAGAGCTCTTGAAATGCTGAATACGCAAATAGCGGACCTTGAAGGACGCAAGCGTTCACGTGTTTTTTATTTGAATATCTCAAGAGGTTATTAATGGCTGGCTTTTTTAATAAAATTACGGACTTTTTTAAAAGTTCCAGTCAACACAATCCCCATTTTGAAGCTGCAAGTAAAAGCCGTCGCATGGGTGGTTTTGATCCCGCCAAAAAACATATCAATAAAGCCATTGAGGAATGCGGTGATACCATTGTTGCTCGTTCAAGATGGCTTTATGACAATGAAGCTCTTTATGGTTCTGCAACGGAGGAATGGGTCTCTGCGGCTGTAAGTGATGGGATTAAACCTTATCCTCGTATTGAAGGTTTTCAAGAAGAAAAGAAAAAGCTTTTAGACTTATGGTGGCAATGGGTTGATGAGGCGGACTATGATGAAGATGCCAATTTTTATGGACTTCAAGCAACCATTGCACGAGAGGTCTTTTTAACCGGCGAATGCTTTGTAAGACTACACTATGTCGACCTTTATGGGCGCTCTGGTGTACCGCTTCAATTACAAGTTTATCCCACCGAAATGCTGGATTTAACTTACAATGGACCTGCTGAAATTAAAGGCAATTACATTCGTATGGGGATTGAATTTAATGCCAGTGGCAAGCGTGTTGCTTATCATTTCTGGGAACAGCACCCCTATGATGCTTCTCCTTCCAACATAGCATTTAAGAGCCAAGAGCGCGTGCGCGTACCTGCTGAAATGGTCCTTCATATCAAAGAGCGCCGTATTGCTGGACAGTTGCGCGGTTCTCCCAAAATAACGCGCGCTATGACAAAGATCTTTCAACTGGAATCCTATGATGATGCAGAACTTGATCGAAAAAGAACAGCGGCTCTTTTCGCGGCGTTTGTCAAGGACAATTCACCAAACGTCGAAAAATTATCCGATAATCGTGATAAAAACAACGTTGAAGAAGAATACAAAGCACCTGTCATTGCGCCCGGTGCATCTCTTTATTTAGGAGAGAATAAAGAGGTTACATTCTCAAATCCTGTTGAGGTTGGTGGCTCTTATGAGGCTTTTCAATTTCGCAATATCTTGAAAATTTGTGCAGCACTTAATATGCCTTATGCCGTTGTGACAGGGGATGTTACGCGGGGAAACTTCTCCAATGTACGCACCTCCATCATTCAATTTAGGCGTCACGTTAAACAATGGCGTGAACATATCATTGCCTTTCAGTTTAATCGCATTGTTTGGGAGCGCTTTGTTGAAATGGCAGTGCTTTCTGAATGCGTCAATTTGCCAGAGTGGGAAGAAAATCCCTTGCCATGGCTTCAATGTGAAAGCTTTGCACCACCCCTGGAAATGATTGATCCAAACAAGGATATCTCTGCGGAAAAAGAAGAAATCCGTGCAGGCTTGAAAACACGCCGTATGGCACTTGCCGAGCGTGGCTTTGATATCGACAGCATTCATGCCGAACTTGAGGAAGAGCACACAGACGCTCGTGAGCGCGGCTTATCTTTTGACACGGATATGGTAGCGCCCTCTGGTAGCAATCAAGTAATTGATACCGCAGATTCAGACCCTTCTGAAACTTATGAAAGTAACCAAGGCAGTGAGGCACATACAAATGGTGAATAATCTTGATATGCCGTTTTTGGTATCACGGCTTTTTGGTGTTCCTCATATGCTTGCATCGACAAAGCTTGATGTCATTTTGAATGCTCTTGCGCCGCGTCTTTTTGAGGGAGAAAAGTTTCCTCCTAAGGCTTTTGCGCAAGGGGATACAGCGTCTTTCAGACCCCCTGAAACTTATGTGGTGCAAAACAATATTGCCATCCTACCAGTTCATGGCACACTTGTGCGCCGCGGTGCATGGCTTGGTGCTCTCTCAGGGTTAACCTCTTATGAAGGTTTAAGAGCTTCTTTTCGTGAAGCCATTGCACAACCTGATGTTCGCGCTGTCTTACTGGATATTGACAGTAGCGGTGGAGAAGCCGGCGGTGTGTTTGATTTGGTTGAAGAGTTTCAAACACTCTCAAAACAATACAATAAACCCATTTGGGCGCATGCCAATGAGTTTGCCTGTTCTGCAGCTTATGCCATTGCTTGTGCGGCTTCTCAAATATGGGTTGCTCGCACGGGTGTTGTAGGCTCGATTGGGGTTGTTTGCGCCCATCTTGACCAATCCCGTGCGGATGAGAAACACGGGCATAAATGGACCTTCGTTTTTGAAGGGGATCACAAGGTTCACGGCAATTCTCACGAACCCTTGAGCGATACAGCACAGATAAAAATGCAAGCCGATTGCGCCCTGCTCTACGAGATGTTTGTCGATTTGGTGGCGCAAAACAGACCGCTGAATGCTGATGCAATTCGCGACACAAAAGCAGAAACTTTTATAGGCACCCAAGCTCTCAAACTTGGATTAGCAGATGCGCAAGGCACGCTTGCGCAAGCTTTGGAAACCTTAACGGATTCCATATCACAAAACCCAACATCAACAACAGAAGAAGGACAAAACACATGGCACGCACACAATACCGCGCCCAAGAAGAAGATGATGATGAAAAGATTGTCGACATCATCAATGACGAGGAAGAGGATGAAGACGATAGCGACATCAACAAAAACACCGAAGACTTCGACGACGAAGAAGATGATGAGGACGAAGACAATGAGGACAATGAAGACAAGCGTCAAGACATGAAAGCCGTGCTTGAACAAGAAAGAAAGCGCGCCAAAGCACTGACAAACCTTGAAAAGCAAGCAAAGCGTCTAGGCGTTTCTTTTGATGCAGCAAAAGC